CGGAGCCGGCCGTTCGCTGGCGTCATTATGAGGGTAACCAATTTGAGATCTGGCCGGTTCCGACGACGAATAACCAGATCCTCCGCTTCCGCGCGGTTCGCAAGCTGCCCCCGCTTATCGCCACTACTGACGTCGCCCTCCTGGACGACACTCTGATCATCCTGTTCGCTGCAGCCGAGCACCTGGCCAGGACCAAGGCCCAGGACGCGTCTGCCAAGCTCAGCCAGGCTCAATCCCATTTCAATCGTCTCAAGGGCATGGGCCTTAAGACGGACCGGTTCATCTACGGTGGCGGCCTTGATGGCGGCCAGCGTATCCGCTACATCGGCGGCCGGGCTGTCTGGGACGATCGACCATAAGCCATGCCATATATCGTCGTTGAAAATTTCAAGGGAGGCCTTGATACGCGGCGGCATAAGCTGTCCTCAGCTCCCGGCACATTGACCGGCCTGGTCAACGCGCACGTCACGCGCGGGGGCGAGATCGAGAAGCGCAAGGCCTTTCACCTCACCTACACGCTACCGGCCGGGACGTTCGGCCTGGAGACGAGCTCTGGTTCTGTCTATGTGTTCGGCTCCCTGGACCTGGCTAGTCAGATGCCGGCCGGCGTGATCTACCAGCGCCTGGTTTCCCCGGACGGCGCCGGCAACGCCATGACCGACGTCGTCTATTCGACGGTATACGGAGGCAAGCCGTTCGTAATAGCTCAGTATGCGAACGGATTGAAATACCCGTTTTGGGACGGCGCTTTTATCAAGGACTTCAGTTCTGGCATCGTCACGGCAGCCATGATGAACAACGCCGGCATCGCGGCGCACCTGGCCTCCGTGTTCTCATACACTAACGACGAGAACCAGCCCTATTCGATCCAGGTGATCAATGGGAATAAGCTGCGAATAGTCGGCCCTCCTGGCATCGCGTTTGAGGGGCGCATGATCAAGAATTCAAACCCGGCTACGGACGGCGTCGTGATCCAGAAAAAGACCGACCCTACCGCGGACAACAAGGCCAAGGGATCTTTCGTCGTCTTGAACGGATCTGCCTCGACGGCTGCGTCGATGAGCTACGCGTTGCGCCAGCATAATTACCCAGGATTGCCCGACGCCATCGGAGTCTGGGTTGCCTATCCCGATGGATCAGCCAAGGAGCTGCTTGGCTTCCCGGCGCCGCTGCCTCCTCCTGTCTTGCGTAACTGTTCAACAGTTGACGGAAGCGTTACTGTTACGACGGCAGATACGACGGGTATAACCGTAGGAATGACGGTTGCCGGCACCGGCATACCGGATCTGGCAAAGGTTTCTGCGCTTTGGGACGACGGGACAAACAAAGGCTTCACACTAACAGCAGGGCATGCAGCTACGTTAGATCAGACAGATGTAGAGCTAACTTTGCGCCAGCCTGTTATCGCGACCATCCAGGGCTTTGGCGCCTGGAGCATGGCCGGAGGTATTGGCGGCGATCCTGGTCAGCGCTACGCAGCTGCGTTCGCGACCTACGTCAACGCGAACAGCGGAAACACCGGCTACACGGCAAGCTATTGGCACGGCGGCGGCGGTTGGAATAAGTGGGATCCAGGCGCCTGGACGCTTAACGCTCCGGCGGCCGACTACGAAACAGCCAACGGCAGATCCGTCTGGATCGAGTTCGCCGGCCAACCAGGCTATCCTGGCTCAACCGGCGGTAACCCTGGTGATAATTTCTTCAGCTACGCAGCTGATACGATCATGCCAAGCCCCTACTATAGGCCTGGCGAGGATAGATCCCAGCCCACCGGAAGGTGGATCATGAAAACGATGGGCTATACCAATGGAGTCCTGGCCGGCGGGACGTTCAACGGGATCGGCAGCGTGACGGTTGACGGCGTCGAGGTTCTTGGATCTCGCGTTGCCTGGGTTAACTCAAACAGCTCCCTGGCGCTTAACGTCGTTAGCCAGATCAACACATACCTATCGACGACCGAATACACGGCCTCCGTGTCTAACAACACGACGATCAACATCGAGGCCATGACCGGCACGGGATCTTCCGCGAACGGACGCAGTATTTCAGCTACGCCGATCGGATCTGTCACATTGTCCGCGTTCTCGTCGTTCTCCGGCGGGACCAACCTCATCCAGGCTGCCCCGCAGATCATGGAGTTCACGATCTCAGACACGTTCACGCCTGGAGATAAGTATTCGATCATCCTGGTAGACCCGGCCTCCCCCAACCAGCCGTATCAGTTCGGCTTCAATCGCGTAGGCGGCGTCCAGCCCAATTTCTCTGCCACATACAAGGGCAAGGAATACCTGGCTGCCGGATCTACCCTATACTTCTCCAAGCTCAACGACGCGACCAAGTGGGGTGTCTATGAGCTAGGGTCCGGCTTCATCGACATGTCCAACAACTTTGGCGGCCGTGAGGACATTACCGGGTTTGGCGCCTACCAGGGCTTTGTGGCCGTCTTTACCCGGCGAAACTGCCAGCTCTGGTTCTTTGATCCTAACCCGGCTCAGAACGCTCAGAAGCAGATCCTGGACAACACCGGCTGCCTGGCGCCTGGATCGGTCGCTGCGGTCGGCGCCGTCGATATGTTCTACCTGGCTGACAACGGGATCAGATCCCTGCGCGCCCGCGAGAACACCGACGCGGCCTACGCCAACGACATTGGCTCCCCGGTGGATCAGATGGTCATAGACCACATGCGGACCATGACCGAGGCCGACAAGTATAACGCCAAGGCGATCATCGAGCCGGAGGACGGCCGGTATTGGCTGGCTCTTGGCTCCAGGCTATTCGTCCTGTCCAGCTTTGCAGGGTCCGGTATCAATGCCTGGTCGGAATACGAGCCAGGCTTCCAGGTCCAAGAGCTCGCATCCATGGAGAACAAGGTTTACGCGCGCAGCGCCGGCAACCAGATCTTTGTCTACGGCGGCCTGTCCGGCGGCGTATACGATAGCAGCCCGGTCACGGTTGAGATGCCTTACCTGGACGCCAACAAGCCGGCCACGTTTAAATCGGTCAACGGCCTGGACGTGACCGTCGAGGGCAAGTGGACGGTTCATGTGGGCTTTGACTACACCAACCCAACCGCCAGGGACGAGATCGCGACCATGGAGCAGCCGACGTTCGCCCTGGGTCGCATCCCGGTGACCGGCTACGGAACACATATCGGCCTTAAGCTCACCAGCTCAGCCCCCGGCTACGCCAAGCTTGCCAACGCGATCGTCCATTACGACGACCAGCACTCCAAGCATGAAGCTGGTTAATCTCAACGAGCCGGATCTGCTGTTCATCTGCGACAACATGCGAGAGCTCGACAAGCGCGAGATCTACGCGACGCGCTGGACAGACAACCCGGAGCACCTGGTCGATAGCGTCATGATCGTCCCGGAGCTTGGCTGGATAGCTAAGACAGACGCCGGCGTTCCGGTGGCTGCCATCGGCGTCGTTCCCATGTGGGACGGAGTCTGGTCTGTATGGATGTTCGCGACCGACAAATGGCCGGAGGTTTCATTCGCCATGACCAAGTTTATCAAGCGCGCGCTGCCACAAGGCATGGCTGACGCCGGCATACACCGCGCTCAATGCTACTCCTCCGCGGATCATAACGTAGCTCACGCCTGGCTGCGCATGCTTGGCGCCGACAAAGAGTCGGACATTAAGTCGTATGGAAAAAACGGTGAGGACTTCATTCTTTTCAGCTGGATAAAACAACCAGCCAAAACACACTCCTAACTATGTGCGGATCATCTGGACCAGACTACGGCGCCATGGCCCGCGCCGACGAACAAGCTCGCCAGGCGCGCATCAAGGAAGGCATGGGCTCGATCGACACTACGTTCAAGCAGTTCGACGACAGTTATTTCAAGCGACGCGAAGATGCCTACATGGCCGACGCCAAGCCTAAGATCGCGGACCAGCGCGACCAGGTAGAGAGTAACCTGGCGTTCAACCTGGCGCGATCCGGCCTTACTGACTCCAGCGAAAAGACCAGGAACGTGGCTGAGATCGACCGGCAGACCGGCGCAGCTCGCGTTGAAGCCAGGAACAAGGCGCTTGAAGCCTCGCAGCTCGCGCGCAACCAGATCGAGAGCGAGCGATCTGATCTGATCGGCCAGCTCAACATGACCGGCGACGCTCAGACCGCAGCCCAGGGCGCGTTGTCCAGGGCAGCCATCCAGGCCAACCAGCCGACGACGTCGGCGCTTGGGCAGTTATTCGCTAACACGACCGGGCTTCTGGGGGCAGCTAACCAGGCCGGCATGAATGATCCTAACGCCATGGGGTTGCGTTCTTTAGGATTTAAAAACTCAACCTTTGGAGGCGGTGGCTCTGGTAAGGAGCGCACCGTTAACACCTAATGTGTGAACCTACTACCATCGCTATCGCGGCCACGGCTGCTGGCACGGCTGCCTCTGTCGCCGGCCAGAAGAAAGCGCAGCGCGCCATGGGCAACGCCCAGGCTGCCGAGAACATGCGTCAATCTAAGCTGCGCGATGAAGCTAACGCCCTGTTCTCCCAATCCCTTAACGCGAACACCGCAAAAAGCCGATCCGAAGCCGAAGCTGCTGCTACGGCCAAGCGAACCGATGCCTATAAGGGCGACCTGGCTTCCGTAAAGAGGGCTGAGGTTGGATCTGCTTATGGCTCACAAGCCCCCCAGGTGGTAGCTGATGAGTCAGCTGCGCGCGGTGAGGCTGGCAAGATGAGCTCCGTAATCGACTCCAGGAACAAGGCTGCCCTGGCTAGCTTTGGAGACGTCACCCAATCTACCGCGGTCAAGAACGCCCGCGCCCGATCTGAGATCGGAACCACGGCTGACTTCATGCGCGGATCCGCTAGCGCCCTTGGCGCCGAAATGGACTACGCCAGCCATGCCGGCGACAAGCTCAAGACAGTCGGGGACATTCTCCAGAAGGTTGGCATGGTCGCCGGCGGCTACGCTGCTGCTTCCAGCGCTGCCGGAGGATTGGGAGGGTTTGCCAACATTAACAGCGCTGGTGTGGCTAAGGCAGGAGCTATGGAAGCTGCTAAATCCGGGGGTTGGCTCATGTCAGCTCCTGGCAACCTACCTTACGTTCCCGTAGCTTAATTTTATGGCAGACTATTCCGGATACGCACCAAGACAGCAGCAGCGCCAGGATCCCTGGGCTGACGCTGCTACGGGCATCGCCAAGATGTTCATGCCGGACCAGGAGACGCAGTTAAGGATGGGTCAGCTGCGTCAGCAGAACGAGCTTGGCGAGCTTAGGCTCAAAAACGCAGACGCAGATAGCAAGGCTGCTGACGCGCGCGCGATTTACGACGCCGATCGCATTTCTGAAGCTAACGCGCAACGCGGTTTTAACACGGAGAGAGCCAAGATCATGGCTGATGCTGCAGCTAAGGGCTCACTTACGGCAGAACAGGCAAGACGCCTGGCTGAGCTCAACGCGCGCACCGGCAACGCCGGATCTATCGCGGACATTTACAAGCTTACGCCGGAAGGGAAGGCCGCGGCTGAGGCTGCAGCTGCCGCCAAGGCTGCTGCGCTTACAGAAAAAGAGAGGAAAAAGCTAGAGGCTGAAGCAGAGGCTAACAGAAAAAAAGCAGAAGCAGAAGCTAGGGCTGCCAGGGAGAAGGCCGACAACGAATACTTTGCCGGCGAAGCAAAGAGCGCCACGGAGTATAAACCTCCGAACGACATAGATCTGCGCAGCGCGGTTGTTGCTGAAGTCTACAGCCTTACGCGCGGACAAACCCTAAGCGAAGATGACATTAACCTAATCATGAGGTCCGCACGGCGCAAAAAGCTCCGCGGATCTGCAGAAGAAATTGCTTCAACCGCCGTAAGACAGGCTCTGGGTAACGACAACGCAACAGCCACCGCAAGGTTGGATGCCGTGACGCCAGCAGCAGAAATTGAAGCTCTTAGGAAGTCCGACCCGGTGAAAGCCAGAGAAGCTGACAAGGTTCGTAGGTTTAAGGAGGCGGCCTTTGCAGCTATTGAAGGCCTACCCGAAGGTGCAGCTCCAGCCATGGTGGTCGAAGGGACGCCGGAAGAAATTAGAGCCAAGGTCGCTGGTAAGCCACCGGGAACAAGGGTTGTTTGGCGCAACACGCTAACCGGACAGTATGGCGGCGGTATGGTTCCTCCTGCAACATGGTCCTTGGGTCCTAGCATTGTCCCGCCTAATCAACGCGTCCTCGACTATTTCGCCCCCTGGCAGCGCTAAGCCATGGCCTCTGGATATACAGATGACCGGGGCAAGCTGAACCCCTTATTGCAGCCTGGGGACGGTAAAAACTACCAGGCTTGGCCTGTCGGTTCGGCAGAGCCTGGCGGCCCTCCGGAGGTGATCTGGGTAGAGCCGGCTGAGATCGTAGACGTTTCAAACTACCTGGCCAAGCAAGGCCTACCTACCACGGCCGGAAATGTTAGATCTGCCTTGGCCGGCATGCGCGACAAGTATCCGTCCGTTTACAGGCCCAAGGAGGGTGCCTTCATTAGAGACAACCAGCTTCAGTTTGGGGCTGCAAAACCCAAGCCCCCCCAGGCCGGCGTTGGAGGCTGGGGTCCGCTTTCGATTTTAGATCCTGTTATGGCCGGCGTCGGCAACGCTGGCATGCGCGGCTGGAATTCGGTAGCCGGAGCTGCTGAGGGCTGGACCATGCAGCGCGCCATGCGCGAAAAGCTGGCCCTGGCTGCTGCGATGCAGGGAAAGGCACCCACCCCGGAGCCGACTGACCCCGTGAATGAGGCCGCAAAGGCCGGCATGGCGCTCCCTACTGAAGATCCGGCTGCGGTCCTGGCAGATCTCGTAAGCCAGGGCATGCGTTCCGACAGCACCCCCACCGGCATGGGCAGTAGTTTTGGTTTCTATAACCCTAATTACGCTAGCTACACCCAGAACACTCAGAACGCCAGAAACCACCCGCGTTACCTGGCTGCCGTCAAGGCAAAGGAGGAGGCTGACGCCATAATTGAAGCCAAGGCTAATTTCCAGGGCGACACCAAGTCTCAGCAAGCTCGACGCCAGATGGGTTTAGAGATCTTCAAGGATAGAGAGAAACTATCCAGATACGCATACGACCCGGTCAATATGATCGGCGGCAGCTCAGTTAACTTTAACGACAGCGGATTGGCTAATGTGGCCAACTATGTCCTCACTCTAACGCCGGATCAGCTAGCGTCCATGAATGACCAGCAGATCCAGGCAAAGGTAGACGAGATCCTGTCCGGTGAAGCTAATAACAATTTTAAAAAAGGAGCTCGCGCCGTCGGTCAGCGCGAGGTCAGCACACGCTATTGGTCGCCCACATCGGACGCCATGAAGCTGTATAACAAGGAGGGCATGGGATACGGTGACGTCGTAGACGAATACGGAAACACCGGCGCGTTAAACGTAATGATGCAGCAGCTCGCTGAGTCTGCACCCAACACCGGCGCCACCATACTAGCAACAACCCTGGCCGGTCTTATGTCTGGCCCTGCTGCGCCGGTTGTAGGTCCTGCAGCTATGGGCATGTCTACGGCCTTCCTTAGCGCTGGGTCCGGTTTTAACCAGGCGTTCGGCAAGTGGCTTGGAGAACAGGGAATAGATGTGTCTCAGCTTTCAGACCCGGACAGTCCGGAGTTTGCTACAGCCCAGGCTAAGCTAGACGCGATAGCTCAACAAAACCCTGCTGGCTTCATGGGGCAGATCGACGCCATGATCAAGGAGAGCGCGCAGCGCGGCCTGGCAGAGGGAGCTACGGCCGTCGTCCTAAACAAGGCCGGCGATGCGCTTACCGGCAAGATCAAGGACGCGCTGCCAAAATCCATGCGCGCGCCGATGACCTCCGGTTCGCTGCTGCGTCCTTTGCCAGCCATAATTGCCCGTCCGGTTGAGACGTTCCGGGGAGGTATTTACAAAAAGATCCTGCTACCAAGGGCTATTAACGGATCCATCGACACCTGGTGGGAGGCTACGGAAGAAGGCCTTACCGACATTATAACCAACACGATCATGGGAGACGACGTTGACCTAAAGACGGCGCTATCGTCGTTTATGGTCGGCGGTCTTATGGGTGGCGGTTCGGCGTTTGGAGCCGGAAAGTCCAACATTGATAACCCATTTGAGATCATCCGGCAGAAGGCCGACGAGGGAGAGTCCGGCCTGGACCAGGTTGCAGCTGAGATCGAGAAGAACACCGGCATGCCGGCTGCCAGGGCCAAGGCTTCCATCCAGAAGGCCGGCGAGATCCTGGAACAGTTTGAGACGTTCGCTAAGCGATACCCTCCTAGCATGCGCGGCTACGCCTGGAGCTACTTCATCAAGGGATATAAGGGCAATAAAGCCGACATCATGTCCCATGAGCAGGACATTCGCCGGGCCACGATTAAGGACAAACAATCGGCCCTAGCTGCGCTCCAAGAGGCGCTTGATCAAGAGAAGCTCATGGCGGTTCGCCCAGGCAACGTCCCTGTCACGCCCCTCATCCCGTCGCTCCAGGGAGACATAGGTCGTCTACGCCAGGGTTTTGACTACACTAAGGGTGAGGGCCGATACTATCACCCGCTGGATAGAACACACGGCGAGTGACCCCCAAAAAGTAGACCCAAATCCGGTTGCGCAGATCGGACTTACATCAGATTTTTAATACACCAACATGGCTCTAAACATCAATCCGAACACGGGCAAGGGATCGACGAACCAAGGCGCCCTACCAAATGTTAATCCTGTTGCGCCTGTGCCTGTGCCGGAGGATCTGGGAGGCGGTGCTGCTGTTGCCGGCAAGATCGGAGCTCTCGCGCAGATCGTTGCTGCAGCGCAGCGAGGCACGGCTGCCTCTAATCAATTTGCGATCCCGACGTTCGGATCTCCTGGTGTTTCTCAAGCTGCGCTGCCGAGCCCGATCGCGCCGCAGCAGCCTGGCGTCCCCGCCGGCGTTCCTTCTTCCCTGGCTGGCTTGTTTGGTGGAGCCCAGCCCGCAGCTCAGCCTACCGGCGGTCTTTCTGATTACGGACTTGAGCCGGCTCCGGAGTTCCAAGGCATGGACGCGCTTGGAGCTGAAACCGGCGCTATGGCCATGGAGCCCCCGGCTCCTATGCCTGGACAGCCGGCGAGCCAGAGCTCTGCTCCGATCACCGGCGCCACTACCATTTCTGATCTAGTCGCCCGCGGCCTTGGCGTAAGCCAGGCTCCCCAGGCTCCGGCCATGGCTCAGCCTGGCATGCCGGCGCCGCGCGTCCCGCAGCTGCCGCCAATGCCTCAGCTGCCGACGCCCACCGGCCCGCAGATGTTGCCTCAGTATGCCGGCGCCGACTCTCGCGCTAACTTTGCCCCTGGAGGCACCCCTCAGCTCATGCCGGAAGCCCAGGCCCGCGTTGACCTGGCTAATGCCCCTACCTTTGCGGATTGGGCCAACCAGCTTCAGCAGATGGGGATCGCCAGCAACCCGGCCGCCGGCACCTTTGGCACCGGCGCCCGCCAGCCCCAGCTGCCGCCTATGCCCCAGCTCCCGACGCCGTCGGGTATCCCTTCCGGTCTTGCAGCGCCTCAGCCGGCGCCCCAGGCTTCTCCCTATGGCAACCCGCAAGCCCCTCAGAGTGGCGTTCAAGCACCCGCCGGACCTCAAGCTCCGGGCGGCGTTCAAAGCCCAGCAGCTCCGGCTCAAGTCGCAGCCCAAGCCCAAGCCCAGCCTACTGTCGCTCCTGCGCCCGCTGCTGGACCGGCTCCTGCGCCGGCGGTAGACCCCGTCGTCGCGGATCTCCAGCGCCAGGTCGCAGAGCTGCGCGCGCGTATTCCCGCAGCGCCGGCCGCCCCCGCAGCGCCGGCAGCCCAGGCCGATCCCGGCCGGCCTTACGATCCGTCCAGCGTTCCCGAACAGGACGTCCCGGCGCCGGTCGAGCAGCCCCAGGAACAGCCCCAGGAGGTTCCCCAGGAAACTCCGGAGCTTGAGCCGGCCTTTACCGGATCTCCTCTTACCCAGGCCAAGGAAACTACGCCGATCATCTCCAATGGTCAGCTGACCATCGGCGGCGGTAGCCTTAAGAACGCCCGCCCTGTTTCGCGCAGCATGATGCAGCGCGTCGGCGTCAGCCAGGCTGTCCTGGCTCAGTTCGTCGAACACGCCCAGGTAGGAACCCTGGCCTGGTATAAGCCCACCGTTGATAACGAAGGTGAAGCTGCCGCCTTGGCCTATGAGTTCGCCCGCAACCAGGCGCAGGAGAGCATGCTCGTCATCCTCCTGGACAAGAACAACAAGCCGTTGAGCGTGTTGCGCCATTCGCTTGGAGGCATGTCCAGCACCTCTTTCGCCGGCAACATCATGGCCGGCGCCGCCGCCGGAACGCCTGGCTGCCGTAGCGTATACATGGTTCACAACCATCCGTCCGGCACGACGAAGTTCTCCGCAGCCGACATGACCGCTGCCGTGACCCTGTCCCGCCTCATGGAAGGCGTCGGCGTCAAGTTCAACGGATCTATCGTCGTCGCAGACGCTGAAACCAATCCTTCCGGATCCGGTCGCGGCGCCGGTGCCTATGGCCCCCGCTACGTTTTCCACCCTGGCGGCAAGGACGTCGTCAGCTTCCTTAACAGCGATAACCTCGAAACCGCGTCCAAGCCGATCACCCTGGCTGCCGACACTCCCGGCGGCGAATACATGCCTGGCATGGCTACCAAGGGCGCCAGCAACGGCATCGCCCTCACCGAGCGCGTGTTCCAGATCCGCGGCCAGGCCCTGGCGCCTAAGATCTCCAACGGCGTAGACGCCGTCCAGAACATCGTCCCGCTGCTTGGCGGCAACCCTGGCATCGCGTTCCTTGATAAGGGCAACCGGGTCATGGCCGTTCTTCCCCTCACCTTGCAGGAAATGGCGAACCTGGTCACGACCAGGAATAAGCGCGGAACCATGGGGATCGAACAGGTCAACACCCAGGGCTTGCGCACTACCAGCGAGACGATCGACGTCGGTTCGACGGCCAAGGATAACAACCCCCTGGCCCGGATCCTTACCGTCATGGATCGCTCCAACACGGAGCAGATCATCATCAGCATCGGCGACGCCGAGATCGACAGCGTGGAGGTTGCGAACGCGACCGATAACGTCCAATTCGCTGCCGATAAATACAAGATCAACGTTCTCGATACCATCAACAACAAGCGGAACATCCGTGCGTCTGAGATGAAGCCGGGCAATCTTGGTGGCGTCAATCAGACCCCCAAGCTGCCTACCGGCGAGCGCCTTGGTTTCAACGAAGGCAACGAAGAATACGATCCGTCCCCTCTTGAGAACGAGGAGGCCCAGGCTTCCCAGGACTACCCGGAGGTCATGGCCAACCGCAAGGCGACGCAGCGCGCCGACGGCGGCCAGGATGGCGGCGCCGGCATCGAAGGCATCGTCCGCAACGGACTCCAGGAGGGTGAAACCGTAGGTGAAACCAACCCGGAAGATCCTAACGCCGGCGCCGAGTTCGCCCGCCAGGAGCGCGAAGCTGGCGCCAGGGTAAACGGCCCCCAAGCCAGCGGCCTGGAAGGCGCGCAGCCGGCCGAGCCGATCATCAAGAAAACCCGCAAGCCCCGCGCCAAGCCGGCTGCCCCGAACCCGTCGGTGTTCCCGACCAAGCTCGACAGCACCATTCCGTTCGGCCGCCTTACCGGCGACCAGATGGCTCAGTTCGGCCTGTCCGACGCCATGCTCGATCAGTTCGTCGAACACTCCACGATCGGCCACGTAATGTCTGGCGTCGAGTTCGTCAAGGACGCCGACGACGCAGCCCACGTCGTGGCCGGCTTGCGCAAGCGGACCCAGGAACAGATCATCCTCTTAATCACCGACAAGAACGGTCGCCCGATCCAGATCGCCGGCCACCAGATCGGCGGGCCTACCTCGACCGGCTTCAACCCTGGTATTCTGATCGGCACCGCGGCCAGCACCCCTGGCGCAGCCAAGGTCTGGTTCATCCATAACCACCCGTCCGGCAAGTCCAGCTTGTCGCC